TGTTTAGGACTACAGCCCCATGCCCGAAATGACGTACCGCGAACGCGTTGAAAAACAGCGCAAGAAACACGCCGCCGAACGCCGCGCCGCCCACGCTGAATCCCTCGAACGCGAAGCGGCCCGCCTACGCGCTGAACCGGACGACCCCAAGCTGTCCGTTAGTTTCGGCCGCTGGCTGGGCAAGCAGTTCCAACGCAACGACGCTATCGGCGACCTGGCCCGCGCAACACGCGAAGACCGCACGTGGCTGAACGACCAGCCCATGAACGAAAGCACCGCGTGGCTGTGGTCCCGCCCGCCCAACAACTACATGGAGCCGTGGCAGTACGAGGCCCACTGCATAGCGTGGCGCTGGGCCGTGGCGGAACACGCCGCGATGGCAACCGCCGCGCGCGAGTACAAGCAGCACCGGCGGCTGGTCGAAGCGTTAGCGCCGGCACCTACGGCCGAGGACGAGTCCGACGCATGACCCAGCAACAGCAGTTCAACAAACACGACGACGCCAAGCCGCGCTGGTCTGGGCTGGTACGCCTGCCCGGCCAGAACGCGCTGCTACGCACCATCGCCCGCAACGACCACGGCGCGGCGCAGTACGGCATGCACAACTGGCACAACGTCCCGTCGCTGGACCGCTACCACGACGCCCTGCTGCGTCACGCGTTTGCGCTGATCCGTGGCGAAACCACCGACGAAGCCGACACACAGTTTGGGCCGATCCACCACGACGACGCTGTGGTCTGGAACGCCCTGGCACTGTCGGAACTGATGGAGCGGCGGCGCAATGGCAGCACGTAAGTCCGACCACGACCCGAAGCATAAGCGGTTCCACGACATGGACCCGACCCAGCGCCGCGACTACATCGACTGGGTCGACCGCTGGTATCGCTACCACTACTGCGGAGATATACCGCGACCTTCCGCTGAACCGATATTCTGGGACGCGGCCGAAACCGACGACACGCGCCGGCGCTATACGTGGACCGCAGCGGAAGCGATAGCGTGGCTGGGCATCGACCCCAAAGCGCTCCCCGGCTACGTGAACGGCGCGCCCGACCCGCTGCCGCACCGGAAGGACGTACTGCGGCGGTCGCATTTCGATCCGGCTGAAGTACGGGCGTGGGCAAATCGTCGTGGTATTCGCACCAGGTCGCGTAATGCTGCTTGACAGTACGGGTTTCGACTCGGTACACCATGGACGGCAGTCAGCCGATTCTCTCCTGTTGCCGAGCCGTGCGGTTTCAAATTCCTCCCTCTTGAACCGTGCTGCTGCACTAGCCCCGGGTTGCGTTCATAGCCAAGCGGCGCGGCCCGGGGCGCTTTTTCGCGAGGTAGCCGCATGAACGTGCAAGTCGGCTTCAGCGGCGGCCGCACCAGCGGCATGATGCTGGCACGCCTTGCAGCGCAGCCCGGAGCGCTAGACGCCGCGCGCGTCGTGTTCGCAAATACCGGCCGCGAAATGCCCGAGACGCTAGATTTCGTCCGCGACGTAGGCGTGCATTTTGGCATAGCCATTGACTGGGTCGAATACACCCCAGAACGACCTTGGTTCCGCTTAGTCAGTCACGAAACAGCGGCACGCAACGGCGAGCCGTTTGAAGCGCTTATCCGCAAACGCAAATACCTGCCAAATCAACAGGCGCGCTTCTGTACGTCAGACCTCAAAATCAAGCCCGCAAAGCGTTTCCTCAAGTCGCTGGGCTGGCGCAACTGGACAAACTACGTTGGCATCCGTGCCGATGAAGCGCACCGAGCCAAGCAGCCGCAAAACGAGCCTTGGCAGAACGCATTTCCACTGATTGACGCACAGATTAGCAAAGCGGACGTGATGCAGTTTTGGCGGCAGCAGCCGTTCGACTTGCGCCTTCCGAGCGTTGAAGGAAAGACCCCGCTAGGCAACTGCGACGGCTGCTTCCTCAAAAGCGAGCGGTTCATTGCCGCCTTGTCGCGGGATATGCCCGAGCGCGCTGCTTGGTGGGAACGCATGGAGGCCGAGACGGGCGGCAGCTGGTCGAAGCGCTACACCCGCCAAGGCACCCGCGAATTTGTAACAGCGCAAGGCGACTGGATTTTTGACGACGCTTCGGCGCTTTGCCAAGCTGACGGTGGAGAGTGTGTCGTATGACTAACGCCCTGCATCACGGCGATTGTTTAGACGTTTTACGCGGCATGCCTGGCGATAGCGTTGACCTTTTCGTTACTTCGCCGCCTTACGATAATTTGCGCACCTACAATGACAGCCTCACCGATTGGACGTTTGAAAAATTCGCAGCGATTGCGGGCCAGATGACGCGGCTGCTGAAACCGGGTGGCGTCATTGTGTGGATTGTAAACGACGCGACAATCAATGGCAGCGAAACTGGCACGTCGTTCCGGCAGGCCCTGCACTTCAAAGACGAGTGCGGGTTAAGGCTGCATGATACGATGATTTGGAGCAAGGGCGCGTTTAGCGCGGTGGGCGCGCTTGCTGTACGCTATGCCCCGACGTTTGAGTATATGTTTGTTCTAAGCAACGGCGCACCGCAAGCGTTCAATCCAATTAAGGACCGCAAGAACAAATCAGCCGGTCAAGCCATTCGTGGGACCGTCAGGCAGGCTGATGGCTCCACCAGGCCGGTATCTAATAAGGGCAAGATGATTGGCGAATATGGGCAACGTTTTGCCGTCTGGGAAATGCCAGCCGTAAAGGCCCGGCAACATCACCCTGCGCCTTTCCCCGAAAACTTGGCTCGCGACCACATTGCAAGTTGGTCTGACAAGGGGATGACAGTTTGCGACCCCTTTCTCGGAAGTGGCACGACCGGCGCGGCGGCTGTGAAACTCGGGCGCAAATTCATCGGGATTGAGCGCGAAGCCAAATATATAACTATCGCACGCGCGCGCATTCAGGCCGCGCTTTGCCAAGCCGACGGTGGAGAGTGTGTCGTATGACTGACCAGCAACTCACCGACGAACAGCGGACCCTGCTGCGCCTGCGCGACGACCCGGCGTTGTTCGTGCAGACGATCATCGGCGCGGAGCCGCAAGCGTGGCAACGCGAAGCGCTGGAACTGATCCGCGACAACGACCGCGTTGCGATCCGCAGCGGCCACGGCGTCGGCAAGTCCATGTGGCTCGCGACGCTGGTGCTGTGGTGGCTGTGTACCCACTACCCCTGCAAGGTCGCTTGTACGGCCAACACGGCATCGCAGCTGGGCGACGTGCTGTGGCCCGAAATACAGAAATGGGCGCGGCAGATGCATCCGGCGTTCCGCGAGCAGCTGGAGTTCCGCGCCGACAAAATATCGCTGCGCGGCGCTGCTGAATCCTATGCCGTAGCCCGCACAAGCCGCCGCGAGCAGCCGGAATCGCTGCAGGGATTCCATTCCGAAAATATGCTGTTTGTGATCGACGAGGCGTCCGGCATTCCCGACATTATCTTCGAGGTGGGGCAGGGGTCGCTGTCCACGCCGGGCGCAAAAATCGTCATGTGCGGCAACCCCACGCGTACCAGCGGCTACTTCTTCGACGCGTTTCACAAGAACGCAGACCGGTGGGCCACAATGCGGGTCAGCAGCGCCGATGGCGACTACGTCCGCGACGACTTCATCGCCGAAATGCGTGACCAGTACGGCGACGACAGCAACGCCTACCGCGTCCGTGTCCTGGGCGAGTTCCCTGAAGCGGACGACGACACCATTATACCGCTGCATCTGGTCGAAGCCGCGATTTCCCGGGACGTAGAACCTATCGTGGGCCAGCGCCCCGTTTGGGGTCTCGACGTTGCGCGCTACGGCAGCGACCGCACCGCTCTAGCCAAACGACGCGGCAACAGCTTAGTCGAGCCGATCAAGTCGTGGCAGGGCAAAGACCTGATGGAAATCTGCGGCATCGTGCTGGAGGAATACGACGCCTGCAGCTACGACGACCGCCCCGCCGAAATCCTTGTAGACGTGATCGGCCTTGGCGCTGGCGTCGTGGACCGCCTCAAGGAAATGGACTTTGTGCCGGTACGCGGGATCAACGTGGCCGAGTCCGCCGCGCTGTCACAGAAGTACCTGCGCCTGCGCGACGAACTGTGGTTCCAGTGCCGCGAGTGGCTGGAGTCCAAGGACTGCACCATGCCGGACGACGAAGCCCTGAAATCGGAACTGGTCGCGCCCCGCTTTAAGTTCCAATCAAACGGCAAACTCAAGGTAGAATCGAAGGAAGAACTGAAACGC